TCAACCTTTTTGTGATTTATTTTGTTGAACTTTTCACAACATACATCACAATTTTCCATTAAATAGAAATTGCTTTATATCTTTAATATCAAACACATGACACCCATGAGTATGTAACCCAATTTACCTTTCTTTTCTGGTTCGGGGACTGGCTCTGGCTCTGGCTCTGGGGTTGGTTCACGAATGGGTTCTGGCTCACACATTAGGTCACGGATTCGTAATCGTCTGTAGAGTATGGACATTTGTATTTACATATATTTTTCTTTGACCCAGTCACGATCCTTCTTGAAAATCTTGGAGAGCTTGGGGTCTGTGCGCTTGAAGAGAATCATCAAAACATTGAGACGACGGAAGAGACCGAGGGGTGGTTCACCCGCTTTGATGACCTTAGCGAGCGCGCGATGTCTCGCAAGTTCGGACTTTTCGCGCACATCTGAATAGCCATGCATACTAAGTTTACTGTTTGATCTGATTGGAATAATAACTTTGACCTTCATTTATAATTACGTGAGAAAAATTTAAATATTACAACAGTTTTGCTAAATCATTAACTTTGTGAATAATATTAAACAATTGTTCGTTTGTTTTAACATCCGATGAATTTACAATTTCAAGTTCAATTTGATACGAAGACTCTTCTTCAGAATCCATATCAACATTGTCACCGGATGAAATTGTCATATCGATACTAAGATTTTTTCGAATAAAAGAGTGTCTTGTCTTTGTACGTTTTCGATCCATTGCATATTCTCCCCATGTAGGAATTTCCCTTGAAATACTGAAACGTAAATCAAGTGGAGAACCAACAAAATCTTGTTTTACAACATTGATCTTTTGAATCATTTTTTGTTCACCGGTATCTTGGTTTGCCGAAATTCTGATATTGTTCTCATCATTGTAATAAATATCTGAAACAGTATTCTCAACCTTTTCCCATCCATCATACTTCATAAGTCCTTGAAGTACTCGGTTAAATACATCTTTTCCAACGTTTGTATCAAATAATGATCCATTGTGCTTCCCCAGACGAATTTCAACTTCTACATTTTCTTCGTCTTTATGAGATTCAAACAAGGGAAACACTTTATCAATAATACTCTGAACTTCGTGCATTTTTCTTTACATTTTATAATCGCGTCATTTTCTTAAGTGTTTTTTATACACAATTTGTAATGAAAGGTTTTTTAAACCTTGGAAATACATGTTATTTTAACACCGCAATACAATGTCTCTTTCATATACCGGTACTTTCAAATTACTTTTTGCAAAAAGAATACGAAGGTGATTGTGATTTTACTAAAATATACGCAAAACTTGTAAATTTCTACTGGAGATCAGAAGAAACAGGGAATGTTAATCCCGGTTCTCTTATTTATCAGTTTTATAAACGTTTCCCTCGTTTTGAAAATAAAGAACCACATGACGTTCAGGAAGCTATTCTTTGTATCATAGATATTCTTGAAAATGCACAACCAATTATCAAGGAATGGTTTTATGGTAAAAAGACACAGGAAACTATATGGCCATGTGGAAAAACAACGATATCCGAGGACTTCAGTATTCATATAGTAACTTCACAAGGTAATGATTTAGGTGAAATGCTAAAAAAGAGTACAGATTGGAATAGTATTGAAAATTTTGAGGATACCGAGGGTAAAGTACATAGCATAGCTACAACTCGAATGATATTTTCAAAACTTCCACAAGTTCTTATGATTTCATTTGATAGAAAAAGTCACATACATGTGATTGAAAAGATATTCATAGAAAAATACGAATACAATCTAATCGCAAGTGCACTACATATGGGTATGCAAACCGATGGTCATTATGTGAGTTTCGTAAAACATGAAAATAGTTGGTATTACATTAATGACGAATTTGTACACGAACATAGTCTCCCTAGTTTGGGAGGTCATTATGTTCTGGTCTACAATCTAAAAACTCCTTCATTTGAATGTCCTCTTTGATATTAACTATTGTTCGGTAAAATGTTCGTCTATTATTTGGATGTGTTTTGTCACGCCTTCTTTTTAAGGGTTTCCACCACAAAGGTCCAGCTTCCCATGTTATATACATGCATTCTACAATAGCGCCATCCTCAAACCATGGTTCATTCATGCGGCTAATAGGAAATTCTGATTCGAAGAATAGTTTTCCCTTTTCTTGGACATATAATTTCCATACCGGCACGCCTGGTTTTCCAATACCCTCGAAACTCATACCCCTTTTCATCTGGAAATCGATTGTATTCTTCTCACGGGGTTTCCATTTGAACATGGTTTCGTGGGTTCCTATACGCATAGGTTCATAGACGGGTGTAAATACGAGACCGTCTACCCGTTGTTCAACTTTTGGTAAATATTCGTACATGAAATGATCAAAGTCTTTCATTGCCCAAAAAGTTTTCATTTTAAGTCTATGTTTGTCGAATTTCATGTAAATAATACACTTCATCATTTTCTCTGCTTCTGCAAGTCTCTGATATAGGTTAAGCTGACCTACAGGTTCTCCATTTACGAGAATAGCATCATAGACCATGAGTGTATTTTCATACAATTCACCATCTAGGATTGTACCTTGATAAGCATTTTTATTAAGATTAATTTTAACCTCAAACATATTAAAAGCTCTATTCACAAATAGACATTTTGGTTTTCCCTCAAAAGTTATAGCGACCATCATGTGTCTTTCACCATCAGTCTTTTCACATACAACATATTCATTCTGTTTGAGAATTGGGAAATGTTTATACTCAATAGACACTGGTTGAGGTCCTGGAAAGTAATCTTTACTTCCCCAAACTCTATGAATATAACTTACGACGTGTTTGTAAAGAGATGATTCTGACGTTACAAACATTTCGGAGGACATGTTTTATATTCGATTTTAAACTTTAACTTGTTTGAGCTTGAGCTTTGACACCCGCCGCGTTTAAAATATTACTTATACACTCATGTGTGTATGTAATTGTCAACTTAGCTGCTGTAAATGCATGAATCTTCACTCCCTGTTCTTTGAATTTTTCAAACATTTTGGGAAAAATTTTCCAATCGCCTTTCTTATCTTTTATAGACTTTATAACTTGTTTTGGAAACAAGACCCAAGCTTTGGCTTCGGTTGAGGATACTGCGTATATATTATTTGAAATTTTACGTGAGACTTCAGTATCAAAGTTGAGCCCCATCTGGTGTACAGGTTCGGTAGAATCTTCGGTTACTTTGTGTTTAAATAATCCCCAATCAACGCCTTCTTTTACCCCGGGAAAAACTAGACAACCAATATTATCATGATTCCCTAAAACTTGATCAATTGATTCTTCATCCATACTAACACCAAAATCAATAAAAAATACACGATCGGTATTTTTCATAGCCTTTTGAATAAGTTCCGCCTTGTTAAAGGGGTTATCGTCAACGTATGAAATTTCATTATGAAAGCCATTCTGTACACATTTTATGTTTAATTTTAAAATTGTATGCAAAGTTTTAACGCTACATGACTTAGATCGTGTTGTAACTATAGTGGACAATTTCATGCTAATAATTATTATCGGCTAAGCCTTAAGCCTATCATTTAAACAACCGGTAAATGGTAAATTACCTACGTGACCAAGTGTTGTATTTAGATCTGCCCAAATTTTACCCCCAATTTTTTGCCATCTTCGACAAAATGCATAATCTTCTGAGAGATATCTTCTTGAATCGGGATCTATCCAACAATCAAAACATGCATGATAATCATCGAAATCTCGCCCTTGATGGTCATTTTTACACCACAATTCGGGATATTTTTCTTCTAATTGTTTAAAAACGTCGCGTTTTATCATCATAAAACCCGTTGGACCATCAAGAATTTCAATAAAACCATTTTGAACGGGTCGATTCGTAGCGCCAAAATTTATAACAAGACTTGAAGAAAGCATGGACATATTCCTATCATCACCATCCTTTACAGCCTTCGCCGCTTGATCCCACATTACGACTTTTTTAGGGTAACAAGCTACGCTAATATCATGTCCAGACTTTAACAAACGAACAACAGATTCTGGATCGAAATGAACATCGGCGTCAACAAACATAAAATAATCACAATCCGTTTTTTGCATAAACCGCCCTACGGCAACATTTCTGGCTCTATGCACAAGAGATTCGTTTTCGGTAGTATCGAGATACAATTGAATACCTTCTTTTATTAATAATAATTGAAGCTTAATAATACTACTCATATATTTTTCTAAACATAGTCCTCCATAACATGGAGTCGATAGGAATAATTTAACCATCCTTTATTACAATATACCTTTACCCTCTAAGTGCTTTTTTATGATATTTTCTATTTTGTTAAGTGTTGGTACAGATACTGAACAGTTTTCGCATACAAATGATTTTGTAATCTTCGAATTAAGAACTATATAGATGATTGCCGATGCTACACTATTCGGAGTCTTACTCATCAACTCGACACAATCATCGGTAGCTAAACACATTTTGTTACATTTGTATCTCTCTTCTCTGGTGACTTCAAATGAATTCAAAAGGCGTTGCATTACATCAAATGATTTTGTTACATAATTTTTCTCCGTTGCCCCCATAATTGTATCTTTGAATATCTGTGTTGTACGACTAATATCCTTGGATTGAATGCCAAACATATCGGCAATCTCTTTTGTTGTTCTTGGAAACTGAGCGAGACGACATGCATACAAAACACAATTTGCTTTGATCCCAAGTCTCACTGCACCACGGGTCAATTTCTCATCATTAAACTTTCTGTACATCATCTTCGCATCCTTAAGGACTGATTCTGGTAAAGTGTGGCATGCCTCATCAATATCACGGTATGCGTGAAACAGCGACCGATCTTTGTGATTCATAGACATATGGAAATTAATTTTTGCCATTCGTTTGTTTTCATAGGTAGAAGAACGTTGGGTTGAAATAATCGTTCCCTTACCCCAATTCTGTGAAAAAAGTTCTGGATTAGCATTTGGATTACCACACCGAGCTGGATCATTGACACGACCATCATCTGTAATACCACTAGTCCATTCAGCACTATCATCTATAAAGTTATCTTCAATGAGACCACACTCCGAACATGTTGGTAATCCTTCGGGAGAAATAATTTTAGTTCCAGAACATTCACGACATATATAATTATTCACTGGCTTTTGTTCGTTTTGTTTGGGTAATAATTGATCCAAATCGGACCAGATAGCTGCCAGCATATTGATATGATTTTGGGCGATCTTTTTTAGTTTTTGGAATTACGCACCGAAACTTAGGTTATCCGCATGCGCTTTCGCCATAGCTTCAATAGCATCAACAGTTTCTTTGAAACTTCTCGCGCCTGGAGATCTTGGTTCCCACGCATTCCATTCCTTATCTATTGTTTTATAGTCAGATGGTGGGATAACTTCCCCGTCAATAACATCATCGGGTACAATAAAGTCATCCATTTCCGAATCACTCTCATCCTCGTCATAAATTTCAGAGTCAGAATCTTCAATATCAATTTCGGAATAAAACGCGTACATTCCCTCACCAAGAGATTTCATATCTAAATCTTCAAAAACTGTTCCACTTGGGTAGTGTTCCATCACACTTTCGTATGGAGCTGGGTTCATATCTCCATCTTCAAGTTGATAGACACATGCAGATTTATATATGAGCTCCGTGGGGTTTAGATAACGCACCCCAAGCACCAGGCCGGTGTTCATCCCCACAACTGCGAACATTTCATCTTCCACGTCGTCTTCGTTTACTAAAAGTTTCACTATATCATTTTCAATTATTTCAGATGGCACAATCATGCTTAGAGTTTTCAAGCAAAAAATTATCAAGGATAATACTACAGATGAAAATCACAATTTATTCGAAGGAGGCATGCCAATACTGCGAACACGCCGTCACACTATGCGAATCCGA